TGAGAAGAGTAGAAGCTTTATCTAAAAATTCTATTTTTTATAGTAATGATTATAATAATACCGGATCAGGTCAGATAGCAGTTGATGGTAATTATAATTCCTTAGTCTATGCTAATATAGAAGAAAATAAAGGTGGTAGGTTAAGAGATTATCGTGTAATGGCCGCCTTCTCTGAGATTAGTGATGCGTTAGATGAAATATGCGATGAATGTATAAACAAAGACGAAGGTGGTAATATAGTAAATTTAAATTTTAGAAATACTGAAATTGATGAAGAAAAGCAACAAATAGTTAGAGATGAGTTCGAAAAATATATTGATTATTTTAATCTAGAAAAGAAAGGATTTGAATATTTTAGACAAATATTAATTGAAGGTGAAATTTATTTTGAACACATTATACATAAAGGTTATACTAGTGAAGGTATTTTAGGAGCTGTCCAGTTACCTTGTGACCTTATAGACCCAATTTATGATAATATACAAAATATGATCATTAAAGGTTATATTTTACGTAAACCTATTTTTAATGCTAATAAGCCAGAAAAGATAGAAAAGTTTGACTTTATACCGATGGATGAAAATCAGATTTCATATATTAATTCAGGTATATGGAATCAAGATAAGACATTTAGATTACCTTTTATTGAAAATGCAAGAAGATCGTATAGACAGCTTTCGTTGGTAGAAGATGCTATAGTAATATATAGACTTGTTCGTGCACCAGAACGTTTAGTGTTTAATGTTGATGTAGGTAATATGGCACCGCCTAAAGCAGAAGCATATCTAAGAAAGCTTATACAAGAGTATTGGAGTAAAAAGACTTTTGATTCTAATCAATCCGGTCAAGTTCAAAAGTTTAACCCTCAATCAATGCTCGATTCGTTTTGGTTTGCTAAAAGACAAGGTTCAGATGGTACATCAGTCACCCAGCTAGCTGGAGGCGCTAATTTAGGTGAGTTAGCTGACTTAATGTATTTTGTTAATAAATTATACAAAGCATTAAAAGTACCTCTTAATAGATTAAATCCGGATGGTCAGTTTAGTGATGGTAACGAAATCTTAAGAGAAGAATTAAAGTTTGCTAAATTTATTATAAGAATGCAGCAACATTTTGCTTCAGGTTTAAAAAATGGGTTTATAACTCACCTAAAATTAAAAGGTATATTTGATGAATATGATTTAAAAGCTCCTAATTTAAATCTGGAGTTTAATGTACCAACGAATTTCTATGAATTAAGAGAAAGTCAGAAATTAGAACTTAAAGCTCAAAACTTTAATTCATTAGCATCGAATGAATTTGTAGCAGCAACTTATGCACAAAAACGTTACCTTGGTTGGAATGATATCGATATAAAAGCTAATAGAGAGTTTTTACGTAAGGATGCTGAATTACAATGGGAAATATCACAAATTGGATCTGGTGGTCCTAACTGGAAAGATGAGTTAGTAGATGCAACTCCTCCTGCAGATAGTTTAGATGGTGTAGATGCAGGCGCTGGTGTTAGTGCTGATACTCCTCCTGACTTTGGTGGGAGCGCTGCAGATGTAGGAGAGACCCCTGCTGATGATGCTGGTGTAGGTAGTACAGCCGATATACCGGATGTTCCAGACGTTTAAATTAATTCTCTGAAAGAATTAACGTTAAACGATTACCACCGTCTAATATTTGTATTAAATTAGAAGATGTTGCAGCTCGTTGTTCATTAATATATATGGTTAGTAATGCTGGGTCACGTGCAATACTTTTTTCTGATAAAATAACATCGTTACCATATTCATTTCTTATTGTATATTGAGCCACTGCTGATAAAGGTGGTACTACTTTTACGGTTATATCTCCTGCTGCCATATTATTATTTATTAACCTAATGTAAATTTATTAAATAATTGTATGTCATTATGCGAAATAGCTCCAATATCTGGCTTTCAAGGCACTAATTTAAATTCAAGAGTTGATACTTTTAATAGATTAAGTGATAGAATTTTAAGATCATTAGGTTACCCGTTTACCAACGTTGAAATACATAGGGATAATCTTTATGAGAATATTAATATAGCAATAGAATATTTTACAAAGTTTGCTGGTTATACCAAAGAATATCTAATATTTGATAGTAAACTATACAAAAAAGATTATGGTATGAAATTAGATGACCTATTTACTTTACAAAATTCAGATACATTTAAAGATCAAAAAGAACTGAATACCCCTAATAAAGATTTTACTAAAGAAATAGAAAATAACGAAACGGTTTATGTTGCTACAAGTTCTGCTCCAAGTAGTTTATTTAGTTCTATTTCATCTTTATCTTCATCGTTAATCAATGGTATTAGTTCTAATGATATTTTTACTAATACTTTTTATGATGCTATAGTGGAATCTGTATCATCTATAGAAAATATTTTTAAACCTCAAGTTAAAAATAGTTTCACAGTTCAAGGTTCTTTAACTTCGGGTAATGAAACATATACTAACCAGAAATATTTTAATAGTTTTGATTATGATACAATGGATTATAGAAAAGTTATAGATGTAACTGAATTTACTGAGGGTTCTTCTACCGGAATTAATACATTATTCACTATTGAACAAACTTTAGCACAACAAACTTATTTTAGTTATGCGATGGGTAATTATGGTTTCGATTTAGTTAGCTGGTATACTTTAAAGAACTGGTTAGAAACAAGAGAAAAATTATTAGCTCAACAACGATCATATACGTTCGACCCAAGAACCCAATTATTGAGAATGTATCCCCAACCCAATGCTAGCGATAGTAATACTAGATTTTATGGTGTGGTATCATGTTATGTTGAAAGACCTATTCGAGATGTGATTAAAGAATTATGGGTTTATCAATATTCTTTAGCTTTAAGTAAAATAGTTGTTGGTAGAATTAGGGGTAAATATACAGGTACTACTTTATTTGGAGGTGGTACTTTAGATGCAGGTATGTATCAAGAAGGTATGACTGAAAAAGCAAGTTTAGAAGAACAGTTATTAACAGGAGCAGCTCCAGGTCAAGGTGATTCAGACCCTCCATTATTCTTCGTAGGTTAATTTTTTACATATGAAAATCAAAAATTGGGATATTTTTATATTCATAGCAGCATACCACATTGCTTTAGTATGTCTCCTACCATCGTTTATTACAGTCTTTTCGTGGTCTGCAATTGCTCTTTTTTTTATAACTTATATTTTAGGTGGTATATCAATTACCGTTGGCTACCATAGACTCTATGCTCATAAATCTTACTGTGCAGGTCCTTTATTCGAATGGGGTGTTTTATTAAGTTCAGCATTAGCGTTTGAAATGTCTGCTTTAAACTGGTCTCATGATCACCGTACACATCATAATTATGTCGATACCGATAAAGACCCTCATTCAATAAACAAAGGATTTTGGTATGCTCACTTTTTATGGTTGTTCGATTATAAACGAAACTTTGATAAAACTTTAGTAGCAGATCTTATGAAAAATCCTAGGGTTATGATTCAACATAATTATTACCCACATTTTTTAATAGGGGTAAATTTAATAGTCTTTTTTATAGGATGGTTATTAACCGGTAGTGCTTTAGCTTCTTTTTATATGGGGGTTTTAGCACGAATGGCAATGATACACCATTGTACGTGGTTTATAAATTCTCTTTGCCATACTTATGGTTCCAAGACTTTTGCACGTGAATTGAGTGCAGTTGATAATGCAATCATGGCAATGCTAACTTTTGGTGAAGGCTACCATAACTATCACCATGCGTTTGCTGCAGATTATCGTAATGGTATACGTTGGTACCATTACGATCCATCTAAGTGGGTAATTTGGTTAGCTTCCAAAATAGGTTTAGTTAAAAGGCTACGTATTATAAATGAACTAAGTATTCAAAAATCTCTCATTAGCAAAGATAAAAAAATGATATTGGACCATATTAGCGGTGAAATTGATGATTATGCTATAGAGCTTAAACAAAAACTTGAAGGACTTTCTTTAGTTTTTAATAAAAAAGCAACAACTACTAAAGTAAAAATTCGTGAACTTAACAAAGTGAGTAAAGACCGGCGAAAAGATTTAATTGATGAGATAAAAAACTTACAAGCTTCTTTGAAAGAAACTTGGAATGAGTGGTTAGAAGTTACTCATGATGCAAATAAACAATACAAGTTTATACATTAAAATTATTTTGCATTGAATACTTCAATTAGTTTTTGAATAACTACACTTGCATCTTCTATATCTATAACTTCTTTAGATGAACTATCAGATGTTGTATCGATATCATGATCAGTTTCATAATCACCATATACATCTTCACCTTCCACGAAAGATAAATCTAATTCATCAGTTTTATCATCATCTATTATTTGAGTTATAGGTTGTGTACACCCGATATCAGTTAAGATAACGCTTAATAATTGATTTGTAAAGCTTTCTTCTTTTGCTCTACCTACAAAATCAATAATTTCAGCTTGTGTAAATTTGCCTTTAAGTTCTGAAATTGGAGAGGCAAAACTACCATAACTTAATAACGGTAAGTACTTAATAGTTATATCAGCTGAATCCTTTATTAAGTAGAATGCGCCTTTTTTGATAATAGTTACACCTGTATCTGGCTTTTCAAAAGCAATTTTAGCAGGTCTCATTAAATTTTTTTGTCTAATATCACTATTCTTAATGATTTTTTCTTCAAATGTCATAACTATATTTATTAAAAAGAATAAAAAATTTCGTCAAGGCATTTTTAAACCTATTAATTCTCAGAAATATATAGGTAAAGGTAACCCTACCTATAGATCAGGTTGGGAATTAAAGTTTTTTAGATGGGCAGATTTAAATGAAAATATATTAGCATGGGGTAGTGAAAACATTATTATACCTTATTTAAATCCATTAGATGGTAGAGTGCATAGATATTTTGTAGATAATTATATTGTCTTTAAAGATAAAAATGGTAATAAAAATAAATTTTTAATAGAAATAAAACCCAGTAAACAAACTTTAAGACCAGTTAAAACAAAATATAAAAAACAAAAAACTATTCTATATGAGCAAAAAATGTTTATACAAAATACAGCTAAATGGAAAGCAGCTAATGAGTGGTCAAAAAGAAAAGGTTGTAAGTTTTTAATCATAACAGAAAAAGAATTAAACATATAATTGAATAATATGAGTTCTTAACTAAATATCCTTATATGCCTTCTGTATGTCAAGTTAATAATGTTAATATTGATTTAGTTTATTCCGATACTATTATAGAAAATATTATTTCTATTAATTCGAAAAAAGAACTATTTTTTGATGTATATGAGTGTATTATAAATGAAGAAAAATTAGTTTTAGAAAAGATAGGTGATTCAGAACTTGGTCCGAAAGTTTTACTTGAAGTAAATATTGAAGGTAAAAACTATTCTGCAGAGGCTATTCTAGTAGATAACGGTTCAAATTATGTTGAATTAAACAAAGAAAATATATATTTTATAAGAACAACACCGGAATTAAATTTATTTGAAAAGGATGAAATTGTTGAACCGGTGAGTGATAATAGAGATGATGGACAAATAGATGCTGTAGATGTAAATTATGAAAATATTATTGAACATCATGTTAATAATAAGCTAGTTTTCCTACATGAATTGGAAGAGCAATTTGAAGAAAAAATAGTATCATTAAAAGATGATATATCTAATAAATTAGATTTATTCTTTGAAAAACTAGAAGATAAAAAAAAAGTAATAGTTGACGAAAAACTAGAAGAAATAACTCTAGAGCTTGATGAGAAGTATAAAGTTCTAAAATCTGAATTATATGAGGTAGAAGATTTTAGTAAAAAAAATATTGATAATATTTTAGAAAATAAAATAAAGGAAATAGATAGTAGTGTAGGTTTATTTTTAGATGGTATAACTAAAGAATATAAAAATAAAATAATTTCTAGTGATAAAAAAATTACTCATAATTTTTTAGAATTAAATTCTATAAAAGAAAAATTAAAAGAAAATAATAACTCTACAAATAAAAAATTCATAGAGTTAAATATTTTAAAGGAAAAACTATTAGAACAGGATGAATTAGTTTTAAAGAATGAAGAACTTAAAAAATTTATTAATGAAGAGTTTGAGAACATCGATAGTAAATTTAAAAATTTATCTGAAGAGGAAAGTAAAAAGTATGATGAATTATTAGCTGCTGTTAATAATAAAGATGTAGTTGAATATAAAACAATCTTAAAAGAAAAGATACAAGATGTTGAACTTACTCAAATAAAAAAGTCTTTACAAGAAGAAATCAGCAGTGCATTAAAAGGTGATATAGTTTCATTAAAACGTTACGTTGAAATGTCCTCAGGGGGTGGTTCTAATGCAGTTCAATATGCAAATGGTGGTATAATGGACGGTACTCTTAACGTTACAGGTGATATATTATCTGGAGGAACTAACTTAATTGATATTTTTAATTCTGATACTTTAATCAATTTACAAGATGTTACCGATAATGGTAACACTACCACAAATATAATAAGCAGTAACAATACTATTATAGCCGATACAATTATAGCTACTACATTACTTTCTGCTGGTACAACGGATATTAACTTTGAATTATCTGGTTTTAGCGTAACTGGTGATATATCAGCAAACGGTAACTTATATGTTACGGAAAATATTAATTTATCTGGTGATTTATTTGTAGATGGTTTAGTTGATAGTAGAGATATTGCAGCTGATGGAGCTGCTATCGATAACTTAGACCTAGATGTTAATTTCTTATCTGGTTCAATCGATAATACAAACTTAGATGTTAATTTCTTATCTGGTTCAATCGATAATACAAACTTAGATGTTAATTTCTTATCTGGTTCAATCGATAATACAAACTTACAAACTGTAACAGATAGAGGTAATACAACAACAAACAGTATACAGGTTGTAAATCTATCAGCTAGTGGTTCATTAAGTGCTTGCGGTTCCAATCCTAATTACTTTGCAAGTAACGTTGGTATCGGAACTACAACACCGAGCGAAAAACTAGATGTT